TTTAGGGGGCCATAGAAATTTCGTGGGGACCGGGGAATCGCCAGAAATCATTGACCAAAATTGAGCCGGCTGCGTCAGGTGGCGCTCCGGGAGGACGAGTGGTTCCGAGCGCGACGCCAGAGCGCCATTCTGGTTCGATAAGTCGATTTTCTGTCAACTCCTCTTGACGGCTTTTGCCTGATCAACGCTGCCGCAATGCCACGCTGGGCGCACGGCTTAAGCTGTATGTACGCTCGACCAACAGATACGCGACCACGGCATGGCCAGCTTCGTGATAGGCCACAAGGTAGTCATCTTCTACCTTCCAGCCGGGGGCAAGGGCTTCCCAGCCATATTCCGTGGACTTGGCGACTTTGTTTCCGTTTATCTCGATATACAGGTCTTGGCCTTCCTGAACCGCCAAGACATCCTCAGTGAACTCGCATACTACCTGCCTCATTGTGCCTCCTGCTAGCGCCAAAAGTCTTTGAATTTTGTCGGCGCCAACTCGGTATATCGCACCGTATGTTGGATGTTTTTGTGGCCCAGGTGCGCCTGAAGGCTCCGGGTGTCGTGCCCCTTATTGGCCAGCAAAGCCGCAGGCATGCCGCAGCATATGGGGATGGGCCTTGCCGCGCGTGCGCGTTCGATCAAAACGAGAGATTGGCGGCAAGGTAGTTGCTTTGACTACCGTCACCAGCTTCGAGCACGACGTTGATCATGGTATTGTTGGGGATGGCGATACCGACACGATCTCCGGCAGCACGCCGATCGAGTATGACGCAAAGGCAGGCCGCAGATGCCTGCACTTAGAAACCAACGCCGAGAACTATTCGCGCAAGGTCTCGCGAGGGGCATGTCGGCCGCACAGGCCTACAGAGAGGCGGGTTATGTCGACAATCGGCGCAACGCCTCCGCACTCAAGGCAAATCAGGACATACTCGCGAGGGTCTTGGAATTACAAGCAGAGAGGCATCGCTTCGTCCTTACCCGCCAATGTCTGCTCGATGCGCTGCTTGAAAACCTCGAGAAAGCCCTCGGCCGCCGGCCAGTAAAGATCGGCGAGGAAGGCAAAGAAGTTTATGTCTACCGCGGCGACGTGGCCAATAACGCGCTGAAAATGGCGGGTTCTGAGCTCGGGCTGTTCACCGACAAGTCCGGGGTCACCCATCGCCCGTCGCACTACGACGACCTTTCCGATGCGGACCTCGTGCGGAAGCTTCGGGACGAGGCGCTGTTGCTCCTGGAGTACCATGAGCGCGAAGCTGGGGAAGCGGACGGTAACGCCGAGGTTCCTCGCTCCTGATAGCCAAATTAATCTCGAAAAATACAACGTGTCGGCGATCTCAGGTCGCTTCTGCGCGCCGTCGGCCCTTGGTGATCCTACGAATAATCAGGCTTACTTCAGGAAAATAGGTCCCACCAACAGCGCCATGGGCATGACCCCGAGGGCAATCGCAAAAGCTATGAAGATGAAATTATCACGGCGCATGCCATGAAGATAACGCGCTCGGCAGCAAATGTGTCCGACAGGACTGTGAGGTTTCGACGTATTTGGGCTGCTGTGCCAATTCAGCCACTCCCGTCAAAACTTACGATTAATTCCAGGTGGATACGGTTCTCAAGCTCAGCGCGTCGCCATTTCTGCGTCACTGAAAGGTATAGACTTCAGCGACGTCGAGGTCGAAAGGGGGCGGCTGCTCCGTTAACACCCGCTGCACGAATCCCGTTCCGACGCCGAGTGTCTTACCAATCTTCACCATGCCCGTGCCGCCCTTGTAGAGGCGCCGGATGCGCTTTTGTAGCTCGGACCTGCTCATCCCCCAGCGCTCTTCGTCCGCGCTCCGGCGCTTGTCCTTCCGATTCCCACGGCCGAGTTTGACGCCCTTTGCCTTGGCCCTTGCCAATCCGGCATTGACGCGCTCCACGATCATAGCGCGCTCGAACTCGGCAAAAACGCCGCACATTTGGAACATTGCCCGTCCTGAAGGTGTGGTCGTATCGATCGCCTGCTGGTGCAGATAGAGATGGCAATTTAGCGCCTGCAATTCATTCAGGAAGCCGACAAGGTGCTGAAGGCTGCGGCCGAGCCGATCCACTGACCAGGCCGCAATCATGTTGATCTTGCGGGCCGTGGCATCCTTCAGCAGCCGGTCCAAGCCAGGGCGCTTTTCCCGCCCGTTAGAGCCAGAAATTCCGGCGTCTTCGTAAATGCCGACCACTTCCCAGCCAGAACCAGCAGCAACAGCCTCAAGTTCACGGCGCTGGTTCTCCGTCGTCTGCCCATCGGTCGAGACGCGAACATAGATCCCTACTCGTCGTTTCATTGTCGAGGCCTCCAAATTAGCCGCGAGACGTGATAGCAGGTCGTTAATACAAAAAACA